CCCTCGGTGCGAGTGCTTGAGGATACTGTCAATAAATGTGGTTCTTGCCTTATTAATTTCTCTGGCTTTGACAACCATCTGCGCCAAAGGAGAATCATGACTTGATAAAAAGTTTTTATCGAAACTTGGTTTACCCGTTTCAGTGTGATCGTAAGGAATTTGTAATGCATCAAATGCTTTCGCCACGCTAGCTGCAGCCCAGATCTCAACAGATGTGCCTGAAAGTTTTTTAATAGATTGTAGAATTTCTTTTTCTTCTTTTTGTAAATCATTTTTTATTATCTCCGCTTTGTCAAGATCAACTCGAACGCCTTTGCGTTTCATTTCAAATAAAGCAGGAAATAAGTCTGTCTCTAATTGAAATATATTTATTAAGTTCTGTCCTGAAATTTCTTTTTTTAGATGATGCCACAAGCGTAGTGTTACGGCAGCGTCTTGCTCTGCATATTCTCCAACGTGTGAGGCTGGAAGCTTCCATAAATCCGCTTTTGGATCTAAGCCCCACATTTTTGCCGCCTCTCGTAGCTGGGTTTCCGATTTAGACTCTTTTAAATAATCCTTTGCTAATGAGTTTAGGTCAAATCGAAACCTGTTTTCGTCCACTATAGGAGCAGCAACTAAAGTATCAATTATTTTTCCTTTAATGTCAATATCCATTGTTGTTAACCAGCCAATATCATAGAAAGCATTGTGAAAAATATAGTTGACAGACTCGTACGAACACTGCTTACGAAGCCACCTGGTAACTAACTCTTTGTCCATATTGGGCGGTGTTTCGTGGGCTATGGGATAATATGCTTCCCACCCGTCTACAGCTATAGCAATCCCTACTACTTCACCGTGTTTCTTTATATAGCCTGGACCGCTCTCTTTAAGACCAGGGTCCCTGGTTTCAAGATCAATACAAATTTCAGCATAACCCGATAGATCGGGAAATGTATCCGGCTGTACCCATTCACTAGGCATGCGGTGTACTTTAGGAAACCAGTTAGGTTGAGTTTTCATATTTCTATTACCTCATTTGAGTTGGTTGTGTTTCGTAAACGAACAATTGTTTTAGTTTCGTACTCGGATACTTTACTTAATGAAAAAATTCCAGTGTGTATTTTTTCGTGCAAAAAAGATCCACGTTTAGGATTTATTTTACTTGTTTTAGCGTCAATAAAATAATATTTTCCTGTCTCTTTATTGAAAATAACAAAGTCTACTGGACCGCATGATGAAATATTTCTAAATACTTCCCATCCTTTTTTCATAAAATAAGAACACATGTCAATCTCGGTTATATCACCAAGACGACTACCTGATTTTGTCTTCGCTGCTAAATATTTATTAGAATAGAGATGACCGTTTGCACCTTTAGAAATTCTACCCTTTCTTTTCTCTATAGACTTAGCTGTCCTACCTAAAGCGTGTCCTATCTGCTCGTGAGTCATACCATTTTCCACAGAATCAATGAGCGTCTTATCCTCTTCGGGAGAAAAACTTCTTCCTCTGCGTGTTCTAATGCTATTTATTTTCGCCATTAGTTTCCTTTAATCGGTTTGCCGTCTCTCTTCCCCTTCGTTCCCCTTCGGATTCAAATGATTGGTTTTCTTTATTCGTTCTTGTTTCTATCTCTCCTGCTATAGCAGCGTAAGCTGCCATATCAATATAGCTATCTTTTTTATGTTGGTTCATGAGCCGTGCTACTTTTACCAGGGCCATACAGATGGCTACATCGTGCGGTGTAACTTTAGTCTTTAAAAATATAGACCAAAAGTCTGCAATGTTTTCGTGGTTTGTTAATTTATCTCCGTAGTCCGTTTGTCTATCGCCCCCAATAAGTTTATTTGCTTCTTCTAATAACTCCTGGGATATCATGCGCAATTCCTTTCATGAAAAAATATAGGTTCATATTCATACTGACCTTCTGTTCGGTGAACAATATGTAATTCTTTTTTAGCTCTCGTTGCACCTACATAAAATACTCTTGCCTCATCGTCTTTACCCTGTTGTGTTTCCGTTGATGACTTGTAAGGACCAAAAGATAGATCGGTTATCAACATAACATTATCTCTCTCCCCTCCTTTACTTGCATGTATGGTTGATACTTCGATACGAGGTTTAGCATCTAACTTATTTCCCGAACGCATAATTGATCGTAGATAGGGAATTCTTTTTTTTAAACCTTTTCCATTTAACATATCATACCACGTTATTTCTTTCACACTTGCTGTTCTTATACTTGATAATTTTATATCCTCTCTTAGCCCGTATTTATCTATAAGAGTAGCTAAATCATAGAATCCTTCGGGTTGACCTTTGAATACACCATAGTTTCTTTTTATCCTTGTGCTATCCATGTGATGATAAATTGTATCACAGTCAACACCCGATACACTTTCACCATTTTGCAGCTTTGTCCAAGATCTGATAGCCTCTAAAAATCTAAAACTAATCACATCTGAGCCATAACGCTTATATAACCATCCGTAAGATTCTAAAGATTCAGATACCTGCTTCACAATTTCATGCGTTCTGCATAAAATAAGCCAGTCACCTTCTTTCAATCCCTGATTTAAAGGTCTGATATTTAATACTTTTCTTTTTCCTTCTTCATCTCTTGGCTTATATTCTTTTGGTATTCTTCTTGATATAGACTGTGCTATTTTTGTGGCTAAAGTGTGTACACTTACAGGAATACGGTAAGATTGTGTTAAAGGTTTTATTGTATTATTCTCATCATTAGCCATACTAATAAAATGTTCAATGTCTGCACCTGCCCATCTAAATATAGCTTGATCATCATCACCTGCTATCCATGTCTCCAATGCTCCTGACTCTTGCTGCAACATGTCAACTACTTTCCATTGCTGAGCGGATAAATCTTGAGCTTCATCAATAAATAAATATTTTAACTGCGGTGCGTTTCTTTTTTTAATAAAGTTAACAAAGTAATCAACATACTCATATTTATCTCTGTCTTCTTTAAACTTACGCAAGTCTAAATCCATTTGCTCGATCATGTTCCGTGCGCCGTAGTTATTGAGCGTCGTTTCTCTAAACACTTTAGGAAGTCTGTCATCATCATTAGGATACTTAGCGTATGCTAAATTAATAATGTCTTGATATTCACTCTTCGCTGTTGGCATTGATATATCAACGCCATTACCCTTACGCATTTTATTAACATACTGGTGTCCCGTGAGCCGTGATAACTCCTCGTAGTCATGATCATCCATGATCTGCGATTGTCGTAACTGTAATCTCTTATACGCTAAACTATGGAGTGTAGAGAAATAAGGAAACATAATTTTCATTTGTTCTTTACTTAACTCTTCCTTATCCATGACTCTATCGCGTATCTCTTCTGCAGCTTTGACCGTAAAACTAAAATATCCAATTTCACTAGAAGAACATGATCCCGATCTAATTAAATCCTGTACTCTTGTTTTTAAAAATGTTGTCTTCCCAGTTCCTGGAGGACCAATGACTATATGTCTATGCATTCATAACCTCCAAGATTGATTGTGCTATGTAATAAGGTATTTGTGGTACGACAGCATTACCTAACGATTTAAGTCGGTGTGTCCTGTCGGGTACCCCATCAGCCACTCTACCCACGTCGGGTTCAAGGTTCCACCAATTTTGGGCTGACTCTTCAGAGCTATTCTCTCTTCCAGTTTGCCCCTGTCCGTTCCCCGTGCTTGTATGTTGGATGTCTTCTCCGACATTGCTTTCGATGCTCGAGGCGTTGGCCATAGTCTCGGTTCTTTCACTTGGTCCTGGAGACGTATCTGTATTTGTTGACCACTCGGTCTTTTCAGATGTCCCTGGTCCAGTGCTTTCTGTATCCCTGGTAAATTGCTCCCTCCAGCTGCGGCGTCTGGCGTTCTCCACATCACTTGTTGACACAAAGGAGGTTTCTGTCCCCCTCCTGGATGTTTCTTCCGTGGCTTCTGTATGTTGTGGCGATCGAAAGCTGTTGGAGTGGACCACATCGGCATGTTCGTTACGGGTTTCCCGTATTGCACTTGCTCCGCTAGAGTTCCTGGTGGTACTGTCGTTCTCCCTATGCTCTTTCTGTAAGCTAATCTCTTCTCCATTGACTCTTTTGATCTGTTGTGAATCATAGTTGCGCTGGGAGTAAGCCACTGTCCAGATTCTTTCCCTTTGGTGGTTCGCCCCGATGCTAGAAGCTGAAACACTAAACGTCCTGAGAGAGTAGCCTTGACTTTCCAAGTCCTCTTGTACGGCGTCAAGACCAAGTTTAATGTGTCCACTAACGTTTTCTCCAATAACCCAAGTCGGTCTGAGTTCTTTGATAATTCTAAAATACTCTGGCCAGAGGTGTCT